AAAAGTAATAAAGGATTATTGGAGTCGCATGGAGGTTATAAAGGCAGATTGGAGACTGGTTGAGTGGTAATAGTGGCGCATAGTGTTGTATGGGAGCAACAAAGGGCTATGGGATAAAAAAAGCGTCCTCCAGGTCAAACAGATTAATTCCAATATTTTTTTTCTGGCCGGAACTCAAGGATTCGAAATTTTTTCCTGGAGGAGTTTCTTAGATTTTCTTAATTCTCTTTTGATTCTACGTTTCTCAACACGGAGTTTCTGTAACTCCTTCTGTTCAGACTTGGATATTTTTTTAACGGGAGGCTTCTGTGGTTCTATTTTTTTCCTTCGGACAGGATACAGAGATTCTTTGAATTCTAGAAAAGTCATAGGTTTATCTGTGGTTTTACAATACGCTCTATACTTGTCATTCAAAGAAACCGTAGATAATGTTTTACCAAAAGCAACCTTATTCAGTTCTTTTGTTATATCATTCTGGTATAACCCTACACCCTGAGCTTTCTGTCTTTTCATTGATTATTCTCCATATTTGTTTTCATAAGGTTTTTTATTACACAATAAGACTAAAATATCACAGTAAGTAGTAACTAACATTTATCTTGTGCCTTTCTTAGTACTGCTTCTTTCAAAACCAATGGGTCATTGCCAGTAATTGACCAAGTTCTATAAACAGAAATAAATTCCTCATCTGTCAATTCTCTGATATGAGGTTGTGTTAGTTGTGTTAGTTGTGTTAGTTGTGTTAGTTGTGTAAATGTATATACAGGAGGTTTCAGAGATACTTTCTCACCCATATAATAACCTGTATATACTTTCTTTGGATTATACTCTTTCACTTTGAATATCCGTACTTGATTGCTGGTAACCACTTGATGTATCTATCAGGTCGTAAAGATATTTCTAAGATAATATGTCTACCGAATAGTTTAGTTCTCATTTTCATTTCCAGTCTTTCTTCTTACTGTCGTTCCAGTCAAATCCTAATAAATTATACAGTACCTTCTGATACCACTTCGGTTCACTCTCTAAGCCTACTGAGATTCCACCAATGTTGAGTTGTCCTACTGAATTTGTAGCTTGGACAGAAAGTGTTGGAGTAATGTTCGATATGGTTGTGGTACCCCATGTTGGTGCCAAAAATCCTGTGTGTGTGAGTGTATTGAGTGTCGTTATCTTCGGTTTCTCACATCCAGTATAATCCAGTCCTAACGGAATTTGCTCAGTCAGAGGCCAGAAAAACTGTATCTCGGTCTGACGGATATTTTTTAGGTTTAACTGATAGGGATCCGTATCGCCCCACCAAGACTTATCGACATCCGACCAAATCTTCTGAGTAGGTTCAGAAAGAATTCCAGGATCAGTAAAATACTGAGAGGCCGTCATTCGATCTTCTGAGGTAAATGTAGTCATTTTCGGATTACACAGGTTCTTTGAAGTTCTCTAGGGAAAGAATGGTCCACGGAATAGCCGCTAAAAACCAAGGAAGTGACTCTGAGTAACCAAAAGCCAGTAGAACTCCGATCCAGCAATAAGCCGCTAGAAAGAAGGAGATGTACTCTTTGAGTTTATTGAGATTTCTTGAATTAAACATTTTTTTATTTCCTGATAATTGTTGCTAAGCAACATAAAATATAATAAATAAGTATAACTACTAGGTTTTAAACACTAACTCTTTGAGGGAACCATGGAACTCGATATTTTTATTAATCTGATTACTATACTATTCTAGAGATTCCAGCAGCTCCCGGAATCGCTGTAAAATCCACAAGTAATTTGATTAAATATTCATAATACCTTTTCTGAAATTAAATGCCATGAGTGCTTCTTTTTCAGTTTCACTAATTTCTTTGGCTTCTGGTTCAAAATCAGATTCATCATTGATTTCGTCATCATAAACTCCAACAATATCATCTTCGGAGATAATATAATATGTTTCACCTTCAAACTTGGTTTCATCCGCTGTATTCCAGTCTGGAAGAATTGTCTGACCAACAAGAACGTCTTGCGTATCAGGTCCTACTGCTAGAACCAATCCTTTCGATACAGCGTCTTTCCCAGTTGCGGTCAGAAAAATCCCAACCTTAGTAAACTCTTTATTCTTCAAGAGTTTTACGATTACTTTATTTCTAATAGCTTTGAGTTTCATATCTTTTCTTTCTACATTCTTCAATGACTTGTGGTGGAACATCTGGATGCCAACCTCCGATTAACATATTACAATTATACTTGATAGGAGTTACTTTGTCAATGAGTTCGTGGTAATCATTGTTAAAAGCAAAGGCATAAGCAAGTGTAATCAATGAGATTATCAGGATGGCATTAAGGAAATTATTACGGATGAGTTGCGACATACCAAAGAGCCCAATAGTATAAAGCGAGGCCTCCAAAATAGAGGAATATAATTTTACCAATTCTCTTACCAAAAAGACCTTGGTTAAAAAAGGCCCATGTGGCACCTAACATAAACGAAAATAGGTTCAGGTGTTCTAGTGATATATCTAATAAGTGTATCGGTTCTATATTCATAATATTCATTCAACCACAGGTGTAATTTCAGTTTGTACTTCTGGTTTCATTTCGGGTGGTAATCCTAGTTGAGTTCTTATTTGGTTAATGATATTTTCAACTTCATTTCGAATATGACTACCTTTAGGTAACCATACTCTAATATGTTTCATCAGGTTCAACAATTCTTGTGGATTCATTCTATATCTTTTTTATAATCTAAAAATCTAATAACGGGTAATTGTGCCGATACCATTATATAAGCCTCTTTTAATGTCGGAGCAATTACTGTACAATGGAATATTCCATCCACAATCATAATATTAAATGGTGCAAGTCCAACCCAAGCTTCATCAACAATACAACGAATATTCCAGGATTGTGCAGCTTTGCACCTTTTAATTAATGCTTGATATATTTTCTTAGGATCAATCGGATCAAAATCAATTGTATCCTTAGACATCATTCACTTAGAAAAGTTGGTTTGGAATCCTTGTTGGTGTAATCTGAAGCAAAAGCAGTTGCTTGTTCTTCGGTCATAAACACCTTACTAAACGTAGAAGTATTATCTGATGTACCATAATTTACTTTCCAAAATCCATCACCTTCATAAATTACTGCCATCACTTTACCTGCTTCACCTACAAATGTTGCTATATCTTTCATGATATCATTCCCACAAAACGGTTAAGTACAACTCGATTATTCAAACGATTACCTGCATACTTACTAAAAGCAGAAACTAGTCCACGGGTAGTCGCATTTTCTTTCACTTCAAAACTTACATCATCATCAGTATCTAGGCTTTCGGATCGGAGAAGATAAAACTCATCGTAACCGGCAGAAGTAACAACCATATACTTATTCTTACGAAATTCAGTTTTATATTTATCATGACTATTAATAAATGCCTTAGGTAAGAAATGATGTAACTCACGACCCAATTCACGACCAGACAAAACATAGAAACCAACAATATTAGAATTGGTTCGCATCTTCAACATTTTGATATAAGCGGAAGTCAATTCACGACCTTGTGGATACTCCACAAGAATTTCATTTCTATTCTTAGGATCACGAATCACCATTTTCTTATATCCACGATAATTACCACCTTCACCTGAACCTGAATTAGGATAACCATTACTGTTAGTGTAGAATACATCACGCAATGAGTGGCCATCACCATCAGTTAAGAATACAGTATTCACTATTTGCAACTTGTATTGTTTCTGGAATTCGGGAACAATCTTCATAGCAGAGATAATCGCTTCAGTCAATGGTGTGCCACCTTTTTGCATCCATGCTGGTTTCCATCCACGGTATTCACAACAATTAACCAAAGCGGAACAGGCATATGTAAATTCTACTGATGACATTTTATTGGAAAGTAAATTCAACAATTTAAAATTACGGAGAGCAATCTCACCTTCTTTGAATGCATTTTGCCAACCATCACCATATTCAGAACTAAAAGCATAAACTTCGTAAGGAATATTTACTTTCTTACAAAACATCACCAAGTTAATTAATTGCTTAAGGGTATTATCAATATGGTCATTCATACTACCTGACCAATCTAAAAACATTACCAAGCCATGCGATTTGCCACCAGGCAATACTGTAATTTTCTTGAAGATGTCCTCAGCAAAACCATATGAATAGATTTTACTCATATTCAATTCACCAGTTTTAGCAACAGAAGCACGTTTCAACTGGTCGGCATTTTTACGCAACTCAAATTCTTTAGCAAGATAACCAACAACTTTTTTGGCGTCATTACGCAACTTCAAAAATTTCTTATTATCAAGTCCATCCTCAATATTATAATACTTATTATTTTCTTTAAAGTCTGCAGCAGATTGGCGATAATCAGCCCACAATTGTTTGTATGGTAAAATTGCTTTAGTTAAATCAACATCAGGAATATTACCATAATAATATGTACTAGAATCTACACTAAACAGTTTTTTTTCATTCTTACGATATGTTTCATCTGTATGTGATTTAATCTCATCATCGGATTCTCCTTCAGGATCAGTACCGCCACCTAAAGTATCACCCGATTCAATTGAGTCATCATTTTCTTTTTCAGTTTCATCTGCACCTTTAGATTTAAAAGTTTCAGTTTCTTCATCAAACTCATCAGAATCATCATAACCTTCAGATTCAAATTCTTCATAATCACCATTTTCATCTTCTTCAAATTCTTCATCTGGATTTAATTTTTTGGCAGTTTCAGCTTCTTCTTTCATGTATTGCATTACTTCTCTGGAAACATGAATTACATCATCATAAGTTTGTGTATTTTCAATTTTATCAACTAAACGTTTTTCAAATTCATTAAATTGGATACCTTGTGCTGCACCACCTTTTGTGTAGAGATTAGCACGGTCGATGAAATTCAAATCGTTCAGGTCAGCACCTTCGGTACCAAAGAAATCTTTTTCAATTAGTTCACGATAACCTTTAACAAAGGAGATACGGATTCCTGGATATTTGTTTTTGATTTTACGTTCAATACGGGAATCTTCTACCACATTAATTACGGAACGAGAAATGCCTTCTTCTTTAGCTTTGATCAATCCTTCCAATGGAGTATGCAAAGCATGGCCAACTTCATGACCTAAGAAAAGGTCATATAAGAATGGTGAAATCTTTGTGTCCAAAATTGGCAAGGTAAGAACACGACTTTTTACATCAAAACAAGCCGTTTGAACATTGCGTTGTTCCACAGTCAAATTTTCGGTAGCCATTAATTTGGCAAGTAGTGTTTTAGATTCTGTAATATGCATGTATTCTCCGATTTAAGATACCATTATACTACAGATATCATCTACCGTCAAGTTATTTCTTCGATGTGTTGTATTTTAGCAACACTTTACGATATTTGCGGATTAACGGTAAAACGGTATCGTAATCCAGACCAAATTTGATTACCAATTCGGATTTCTTACTGGTGCTCATATATGCTTGAACTTCATCCTTAATTACATTTTGACCGTAACCCATTTTTTTGAGGAATTTCACCATATTAGAATAATCCTTACGGTGTGTTTTGTAAAAATTATAAGTCAAATCTTCCATTTCACTCTTATATTCCGAATTTATGTAATAAAGTGCATGAGCAATTTCATGGTCGATTACTTTCATATCACCTTTTTTACCACCGATAATATAGAATGGTTTTTCTAAGTCCAATTTTGTAAAAACTGCATGAGCTAAGGCAGTTTCCCAATATGTTTTATCTGACATATTGTTTTGTGACCATTTCATGAAAATATCTCCAGGAATATTGAATCCTGTCCAATAATGGAAGTAGTCCAACTTGCCATCATCAGTCATAAATGCGTCAATGAAGCCCACAAACGACAAATATTTGCCATTTACTTTAGGATTGCCTTCATAAAATTCCTCCACTCGACAAAATGCAAGTGCAAGGTCTTTTTGTGTGTCAAATTCGAGTAACAAACAGTTTTTAATTGGTTTTTTAGTTTTAAACATTTTTATTTGAATTCCGCTTGCAATTCTCGGTATTTCATTAGATCCTTTTCAAGTCCGGTCAATACTGCCCACTTTCGGCAGACTAAATCCAAGCGTTTCCACGCAGGAATTTCTCCGTCTTGCGTATTTGCTTTTAACCAAATGTATGAATCGTTATTCATGTGTATTTCCTTCGTTTTTTTCAAAAATATTCTGTTCAAGCCGGTCGGCAAGTTCTTCAGCAAGCTTTGGATTGTACTTGACCAAGAACCATGCTACATCATCAAGCGGTAACTGTCGTAAATTATACATTACCGTATCAATTCCTTGCAAAATTTGCGATTCTTCTTGTTGACTTAACATATTTTCCTCATTGTAAAGTGTTAATCTCAATACTAGTAATGCTACTACCTCTCATTTTAGCTATTCCGACTGATCTCAACCACTCGATCTCAATTTCCAATTCGGACTCTGTTAATGTTTCCAAATATTCTTCATATTCAGACCATTCTTCTTTTGTAATACTCATCTTCTCATACTCGCTATGTCTTTTGCTTCATTATCGGAAAATACTGGAACTGCATTACTCTTGTGCATAGTACCGATGCCTTTTATCTTATCACCTGTATATGAATTTTGGAATGTTTTGGCACAAGTAACAAAACCTGTATCCAAGGACGCAATCTGTGGAGTTTCTCTGTGGTAGTTAGCCATTTCTCTTACTGGCAACTTTGATTTAATAACTAAAGATTTGGAATACCGTTTTGACGATAACTTATTGATAGAAGCCAACCACTCAGATTTTTGTTGTTCTTGAGCTTTGGTTAACTTTTTTGGTTTTGATTTTGGAATATAACCGTATATCATATAATAAAATTCTCCATGTGAAGAACCTATTATAATACAGTATTGTTGAAAGGTCAAGCAGTATATTGGTAACTGTTGCTTAGGAACAACACTAATACCATTACCTTATATCAAAGGCGGACATACCTACTTATGCTAAAAAAGTAAGAAAACCACGAATAAATGTGGTAAACTTAGCTACCACTATTGAAATCATTTTCGTATGTTTCTTCCACATAACTTTCTTCTGCTAATTCTTCTTCATGTTGAGTTAGAATCTTTTTAATTTCCACACGTTCATTTTGATGTTTATTTTGAATGTAACCATAATCATCATTGTACTCTTTATTTTTTCTAAATTTACCAACAAACTTTGTCACTATACTGCTCCTATTTCAGGGTTTCAAATGTAATGCCTTTAATCTTTGTTTCTGGCATATTATGCATGTCCATATCCGACACATAGGTTATGTCAGCGTATGGATAACAAATCTTTACTAATTTCAATAATTGACAAACTGTTCCATCAGAATCATTGAAAGAAAATATTTCATCTACACATTTTAAATTTTTTATAATCTCACGGCGAGTATCATAATCCTGCACCATACCACCTTCAGCCCACATCATCCACCAGTCAGAATGAATCCCGACAACAAGCCAATCACCTTTTCGTTTACACTTTTTAAGAAAGTTGAGTTCATTAAGTGTTAATGGGTCAAATGTTCCAGTTATTATTATTATTTTTTCTGGTTTTGTCATTATGGTAGTAGTGTTGGAAAAGCCTCTTTGATAAATTTATAATTTAATCCCTTAACCCCTAAATCTTTATTGAAAATGCCAATAATAACTTCTGCTTCACGGGGTTCCAAACCTTCTAGTATTTGAATGAGAATTTCAGTTCTTTTTCTAGGTGTCAATCGTTCTGCTGCGGGATTACCTTTTTCAAACAAATACAATTTTCTTAATTCACTGGACATTTGAGTTCTATGTAAACCTGGCAATTGATCAGTAGGTATTTTATACTCATCTGGCATTTCTGTTATCAACCATTGAAAATTTGGATGATAAGTTAATTGTAACACATCGACAAACGTTTTGTTAAGATTATTCTCGATTACTTTCATTCTATCTTTTTTGGAATCTGCTACTTCAAATTCATCCAAAATTTCGAATATGTTTTTCATTGAAATTCCTCAATCACTTCCATTAAGTTCTTTAGTTTATGCTCAATAAAATAATTTAGCAATTTGCCTTTAGCAGGCTTTGTTTCTTCATAGGTATTTATAATGTTTTCTTTAATCTCTTTTGGGATGAACCTCAGGTCTATAAGCATTTCATTACGATAGAAACCAGTTAGTGCATAACCATCATTCCATTCATCTGGAGTTTCTTTCAGATATTTTTCAATAATTTTCTGTGTAATTGGTTTCTGACGGAGTTCACGGACAAAGCAATCAGATGGTGAGAATATATTTGGTATGCCATCACCTTTATCTCCTCTGATAATCTTCTCCTTGAGTTCCAAGAGTGGATCCGTTGAGTAAACATACTTCTTCTGTGATGGATTATATTGTTTAACATTCTTACCATACATCTGTAATTGTAAGAAATCACCATCACTTGATAATATTAAAATCTTTTGATGTGGTGCATACAATGGTACTAAAGTGCCAATGATATCGTCTGCTTCTGCATTTTCAACATCGATTACTTTGTATGGGAAGTTTTCACGGAGTTCTTGTTTGAATTTGCTGAGCATATCAAAAATCAAATGCCAATCCAAATCGGACTTGTCACGGGTTTTCTTACGACCAGCCTTATAGAATGGAAATAATTCTTTACGCCAATACTTACGATTATCACAACATAATACCACTTCACCATATTCAGCTTTGAAATTCTTAACATGGTTACGAATGATATTTAAAATCATGTGTCGGATGAGGTGTTCATCCAGTTTGCCTTTTTGATTGGCAATTTGAGCCATAAGTCCGGCAAGTAATACTTGGTTTAAGTCAACGAGGATCATAACAAACTTTCAATAGTTTCAGTAGAGGTCTATTGTATCACATGGTTGTTAGTTTGTCAAATGTATTTTCAATGAAGGTTTCAGATGTGGTAGTCATTCGTGCAATAATACCAAACCAATCTATACCTAACATTCTTGTAATATAAGTTACAGGATCAATTAAAACGGCATTGAACTTTTCAACATCAACCAATTCACCATCCTCTGCTTCACGGAATATGATGATGTGATAACTATCACCCATCTTGGATCCACCAACCTTCTCACCTGGATCCTTATACATTGCACTTTCTAGGTGTATTGTATCGTCTTGTTCACCTGGAAGAAAAAAGAATGTATCAAATGGCTCATCCTTTAGTGCCTTGGGAATTTCTATCATTATAGTCCTTGAGGTGTGATTTGCGTACTCGTACCATTATCCATGAGTTATAGTAATCATCGGATTCCATAACACCACGGACAAACTGTTCCTTTGCTTCGAGATAACTACATTCACCTTTTGAACGGCAAAGATGTAGTATCTCTCTAGAAAAGTTGTCATGACCTAATTGTAACACATCTTGCTTCAATGTGTCACTACTTCCATAGTAAGTTTGCCAATCACTTGGAACTTTTAACTTCTTCTTTTTACCTTTGACTATCTTGGTTTTGGCAGAATAAAAGAATTTCTTGCCTATGTATTTTCTACCATTCGTCAGGTTTTTAATCTGATACACGAACCCGTAATTATTACCAATTTGGTCTTCAGTAAAATCTAAATCATTACACTTCCACATAGTAGTTCCATAAAATTAATTATATAACTATATGTAGGTGTAGTTTTAATCCCAATCCGATTCATTCAAATCTTCATCTTCTTCCGAAAATTCTTCGGTAAGTTCTTCGATTGTTTCTCCACAGAATGGACAATGTTCGGGTAAATCTTGTGAAACCATTTCTTCCATAAATGATATGCTGTAAGTTGATTCACAACTTGCGCAATCTCCAGATAATTGTTTTTGTGTCATATTGAACCTTTATTTGGCCCAAACATCACCCCAATCTCCAGATAAAGCACCTTTTGCATAATCGGTAGCTCTGTTCTCAAAGAAGTTGGTATGTGTCGGTGCGTTAATCATCTCCTCTACCCAAGGTAAAGGATTTCTTTTCACTTTAAACACACCCTTTAATCCCAATGAGATTAGCCGGCGGTCTGCAATATAACGAATGTACTTCTTAACATCCTCTGGAGTTAAATCTTCCATTGGTCCCATCTGAAACGCTAAATCAATAAACTTATCTTCTAATGCTACCATTCGTTCTGCAATGGTATAAAGTCGACCTTTAAGTTCATCATTCCAAATTTCATTATTCTCGTTTATATATGTGCGGAATAATTTGACCATGTTCTCTGTGTGCTGAGTTTCATCAACAATAGACCAGGTTACAATCTGACCCATACCTTTCATCTTACCGTGGCGTGGAAAGTTTAATAACATGATGAATGATGAGAACAGCTGCATACCTTCAGTAAAGGCAGAGAATACAGCAATTTGAGTTGCGACATCTTCTTTCGTACCATTTGTGTCGGAGATATTCATAACATAGTCATGTTTCTCCTTCATTTCAGCATACTCCATAAACTCATTGTAGGTTGTGTCTGGAAGACCCAAGGTTTCAATTAAGTGAGAATAGGCAGCAATGTGTAAGGCTTCTCTTGCAGCGAACCCCAGAAGCATCATCCTGATTTCTGGTTGTGGGAAATAAGGAAGATAATTATTAACATAACCACCAGCAACGTCAATGTCTCCTTGGGTGAAGAATCTGAATATGTGTGTAAGAAACTGTTTTTCCTCTTTTGTAAGTTTCTTTTTCCAATCCTTAACATCCTCGAGCATTGGTACTTCAGTATGTAACCAGTGAGATTGCTCGTGCTTAAGCCATGCATCGTAAGCCCAAGCATAATTAAAAGGTTTAAAGTAAGATCGTTCATCGGTAACTCTCGATTGGTGTTTTTTTATCATTTTTTATTTTGTAAACCAAATAATTGTTGCTATAATGTTGACTACAAAGAAATACGAATTTTGCAACATCAACGGCTTGTTTTTGTGTGTTTTATAAAAATCATATAATAATACGGCATGTGCAATTACGAAACCTGGAAATGCCCACTTAAGCCAAGGTAATTGAAAAGCAACTGAAGTTCCTCCAAAGATAAACAATGCAGTTGATATCCACTTAATGTCAAATTGTTTCATTTATCATCCTTCACAAGCAATACAATCATTGCCTTGTGCTAGTTGTGTCATATCAAGTTCTTTAATAACTTGTCGTTCAATTCTTTTTGAAACCTTATCAGCTTTACCAATCTTTTCTGAACGGCAATAATATAAAGTTTTCAATCCTTTTTTCCATGCCATAAAATGAATAGCGTGAATGTATTTGATATGTGCATCAGGCCTAAAAAATACATTTAATGATTGGGCTTGATCGATATATTGTTGGCGGTCGGCTGCGTGCTCGATAACCCATCGTTGGTCGATTTCCATTCCTGTTTTGAAAATATCACGTTCTGCCTCAGAGAGTATATCAAGGTGATGACAAGACCCATCATTAGCAATAATAGAACTCCAAGCATCAGCGTAAGCTTGCTCATTACCATTTGTTTTTTCCTTAATAATTTTATCTAACCATTTATTTTTATTTAAGTGAGAACCTGATAAAGTATCTTGGCGATAAGCATTGGCACGGTAAGGTTCAATAGAAGGAGAAGTATTCCCCATGATAATGGAAGAAGAAGCATTGGGAGCAATAGCCATAACATGACTAAACCTACGACCAGTACCAGCTGCATCGGGAGCTTCACCTCTTTCGGTACCCAGCTGAATATTTGCATCATCTAGTCCTCGTCTGATTGATTTAAAAATTCTATTGTTTGCAACTTTCGCCATAACACCCTCAAAAGCAATATGATTCCTTTGCAAATAAGCATGGAAACCAAGAGCACCAATACCAATGGACCGCTCTCGTTGAGCTGAATATTTGGCACGAGCAATTGTATCTGGGGCATTATCAATAAAGTAACACAATACGTTATCAAGCATCTCAGCAACGTCTTTAAGAAAAAGGGTATCATCTTTCCACTCATCATAGGTTTCTAGGTTTAAAGAAGATAAACAACATACGGCTGTTCGTTGTTCGTTTGTAGGTAAAATAATTTCAGAGCAAAGGTTTGATTGATGAATCTTCAAGCCTAAGTCTTTTAACCATTGCGGCATTTCACGGTTACTAGTATCAATGAAGTGAAGGTATGGTTCACCTGTGTGCATACGAATTTCTAGAATCATCTGCCATAACATTTTGGCCGATACAACTTCTCGTACTTCACCCGAATGTGGATCTGTTAATGTCCAAGAATCATCGGCTTCAGGATCCAACATACATTTTTCAATAATTTCCATGAAAGCATCTGTAATGTTAATGCCATGGTGTAGATTTAAACAACGCTGATTTGGATCACCAGTTGGCTTACGCATTTCTAGAAAAGGAATAATATCAGGATGAGATATATCAAGGTAAGCGGCATAAGAACCACGGCGAGTACGACCTTGGCGATAAGCCAGAGAACTTGCATCATACATTTTAAGATGTGGTAGTACACCGGTAGACTTGTCATCAGCGGATCTAATACCAAA